CGGTACGATTCTCCCTGTTCCTAACATAGTTGTAGCTCTAGCTTTAGCTTTCCTTAGCTGCTTCTCGTAAACTTGCTCAAAGTATTCTGCGCTTTGAAGGTCTTTATTCCTTGGGTCTCTATAGCCTATTGCTATAACTTTATCAGCTATACATTTATGAAATCTTTCAGGAATTAGTGACCATTTCGTAATAGGGCTAACAGCATCTGGGTCTGTTAAATCAACATCTGAAAAAACACCTACTATTCTTAAATTATTAGTTCCAGTTAATTCAATTGTTTTATAATCACTTGTCCATCCATTTTTAGTAACAGCACTAGTAGCTTTTTCCACTAAAGCCATTTTAAACGAACCTGAATTACCATCTATATACCAAAAATATTCTTTTTTATCTGCCATAATTAACTACCATCCTCTATAATAGGGTTTCCTTGAAGTCTTGGGATTCTAACATCATCTAAGTAAACTTCTTTTATGCTTATTAATTCCATAGGAAATGCACTAGTATTAGTATTAAAATCAGGAAGAGTATACCATCTTGTTCCAGATACAGTATCAATAGTTACATTACTAGATGCTGTCATTTTAGTATCTTCACAAAATTCTCTCATAGATTGATTTAAAAGGAGTAAAATCTCTGTTTCACCCATATGAGGATGATGCTGTTGAACAAGTTCTATTAGTTGTTTAGCTGTCATTATTCTCCCTCTGGTTTTTGCTGACCTGTATATCTTTGCATTTCAGCCATAAAATCTTTTTCTAATAATTGCATTTGAGTACTTATCATTTGCATAAGTTCTATATCTTCTTCATCTTGAACTTGATTACTTATATAAGCTTTAAGTATATTAACACTGCTTTTTAAAGCTACAGCATGTATTAAATTATTTGGCAAATAAACCGCAGTATTTAAAGTAGCTTCTGTTAAATCTGCTATATCACTATCAGGTACTGTAGACGTAACATATGTAAAATACCAAATCCTTGCTTGTTGTCCTACAGAATTAGGTGTAGGTAAAACCTTAAGTGTAGATGCTCCATCATTAGCTGTATCGTGATGAAAGATAGGACTATAAGCAGTAGCTTCATATATACTTCCACTATCTCCTGCTACAGCAAATCCCCTTCTATCAACACCTAGACATTCTCTTTCAATACCATTGCTATTAGAATCTACTCTTGTAACCTTTAATATTTTCCTACCTTCAGTAAGCCACTCAGATGCAGAAGTAAGGACTCCAGGAGTTTTAGAATATTTGACAAGCACTTCAATAGGAAGCATATCTGCTATTTCATTTATAGCAGCATTAATCAAATCACCTTCGTAATCAACATCGGTACTGTATATAGCTCCTATTAAGTCTGTAATTCTTTGTCCTAAGTTTCCACCTTGTGCCATTATTTACCTTTTTTCTTATTCTTTAAATTTAACTTTCTTCTAGTATCTATCTTAGTACCATGCCAAGGATTACCCATACTAGTTGAGAATCTATTAGCTAATTTCTTTGCCATTAATACTCTATATGCAATATTAAATCAACTGAATCTGCTTGAAAAGTTGGTGTTCCTGCTGTTATAATAGCTGAAACATAAGCAGATGTTGAATTAGATGCTGCTTGTAATAATTGTGGCTCATTTGATACTCCTGCGTTAGACGTGCTATAGCAACTTGCAAAAAATCTTGAATTGTCTATATGTGTAGTTTGAGCCGCAGAGCCATCAAGAAATATCATGCCTGTTAAATTTGCCGCTTCAAAAGTAGAATCACCAGCATTAGCAGTAGCCTTTTGTGTTCCAAGTGTCAAAGAATTTTCTGAAAATATAAATGTTGCATCTATTGTTGAACCTATTTGAGAATATATATACATACTTATTAGCTTAGAACATCCTCCAATTTCTTTTACTGCATTTGGTATTTCAATTGCATTAAATAAAACATCACCATCAGCATAAGCAGATGTTGCTAATACAGGTGTAAGTCTTATGACTTTACGCCTACCAGTAGATATAGAGCTACCAGCACTATTAGCTGCAACTGATACACCTGCATTTGTTATTGTTAAATCACTCATTTCTCTCCTTTAAAATTTGTGTAAATGGGGCACAAGGCCCCATCTACGATTGTTAAACTAACCACTATGATGGGTCTCCACCAGACACTCCTGCAGTTGTTATTGACACATCTCCTTGTGCTCCATCATCTTGAGAAACGATTACTCTAAAATGATTAGAGCTTTCATCAGCCGCTGAATGTAAAGCTATTTTAAAGAAAGGATATGGATATAATGCTAGATTAACTGTTCCTCCAGTATAACCATTTGCATTACCACCACTACCATATGCCGTAGCAACATCATCTGCAACCTTAACATATGTGCCGCCTTCAGTATTACAAGCATATAAATCTACAACAATTGCTCCGCTAGAAGCGTCATCAATTTCTGTAGTTACACTTATAGTACTTAACGATACATTTGTACCTACTTTAATAGCATCTGAAAGAGCAGCAGTAGCATTTGTTAAAGCTGTCCCATTTGCATCTAAAGTAGTTCCTAAGTCAAGGTTATACATTCTTTTGACACCACCTACACTATCTTCTGTCCAAGCCATTATCTACCTCCCCTTAAGAAAACTTAAGAATTGCGTGAGTTTCAGGAACACTAATTTCCAATCCAGATTCAGTGATAATCTGGTCTTGACGACCATCTACACCGTTGTCTTGTACATTAGTTTCAATGAAGGTGTCTCGACTAACACCATTTCCACTTAGTGGTCTATAAGCCACATTCTTCATATCAACACAAACTGCATAATCTTCCCAAGGTCCTCTTAATAAAGGCTCTTGAACAAAGTGTAAATTACCAAATATAGTATTTACCATTGTTACTGTATGCCCGAAAGCACCAGGGATTGACTCTACATCTAATCGATACTGAGATGAACCTACAGAGTTATTTAAAAAGCTACCACTACCTAATTTATTTAAGTAAGTAATAACTTTTCTTGAAGCTAGTACTAGTTTATTACCACTATTACCAGATTCAGGAGCAAAGAAATCCTCCATTGCGTCCAAGAAAGCATCATAACCAGATGAAGCATAAGACATAGTGTAGACTTTACCATATGATTCAGTATAAGGTAATATACCCCAAGTAGCTCTACAAGGAGCGCCTGAGTTAGATACACCATCAGCTGAACTTCTAGCGTCATTAGTACCTCTACCAAATAACATAGCTTGTTCTATATCCATCTTATGTTCCATAAGTTTATCTTGCCAGATTCTTTGAAATTCATTAGCAATACCTCTATATTCAGTAGCTAAAGAAGTACCTGAGAATATATTCATACCTGTTTTGAAGATTTGACAGTATCCTTCTCTGTCATATAAATTATCTTCCCAACCAAGTGGAGAATCAGTACCCTCAGCCCATGCTGAACCAACAACTTGACCTTTATTACCAGCAGTAAATACTGTGCCATTAGGTATAGCTTTACCTACAGGACTTAGCATTTCACCAGCAATACTAGTTTTGTTGTCAGTTGTTTCATGAGCAATATTATTAGTAGTAGCAGCTGTACTAGCAGAACTAGTAACTAAAGCGCTTTCACTAATTTTTATATTATAAACTTCACCATCATCTGCTTTGATTGCAAGTACTTGACCAGGCAAAAGAAAAGTACATTCAGATGCACTTGCTATTTTACCATACTCATCATACTTACATGTAAGTAGTAAATCAACACCTGCTCCAAGGACTTCACTTGCTACCATCTCTTCAGCTAGTGTTAATGTTGTATCTACTTCAAAGTTCCTTCTTTGCCACTGATGTCTCTGTTCAAGAAATTTAAACACAGGGTCATTAGTAGCTTTTTTTGCCACCTTCGATAAATATACGAAGAATGGACTTTGCATTGGGGCTAACTCTGCTACTCTTTCGCCAAAATTAAACTTTCGTCTAGTATTATCAATACTAACGCCAGAATTTAGCGCATTACCAGCAGAATTAGACCATACTGTTGCGTCTGCCATTTGTTTCCATCCTTATTTGTGCCCATCTTCAGCTGTCTTATTAGACCTTCGGGTAGGGCGGTTTATTAAACTATTTCCAAGGGTTTTTACTATTAAAATTCCCTATCATTGTGTCCATAACTTTATCTTCAAAAGATGTATTATCAACATTAGATTGTCCAGAAGGCATTACTCCCATAGGAGATGGTACTTGCTGTGCATTCTTTGTTTGTTGAAAAGAAGCAGAAGGCTGTGCAGGTGCATTAGTCTGCGGTGCTGCCCCTCCTTGTTGCATTCTATACAATTGAACTAAGTTATCAACATTTATTGAGCTAGGGTCTGACATTTTTTGCATAAAATCATTAGCTTCACCTTCGTTCATACCATGGTGACCCATAACATGATTCCTTATCTCAGATACTTGAGTAGCTTGAACTTGAGCCGCTTCTTGTCTTTTAGCAGCTTCAATCCTATCGTTTTCCATTCTATTGAATTTATCTTCGATAACAGCTGTTTGGTATTGAGATTTAAGTGAATTATACTCATTTATATCATCACGCCATCCTTCTAACTCATCTAAGTACCTAGCACTCTCACTAGAAGGGTCGCTATATGCTTCCTCTCTATTAAAGCTTCTAGGTTGTTGTGGCTTATCAGGAGCAGCAGGAAATTCCTCAACAGTAGGCTCAGTCTCAGCAATTGGCTGTGTTTGAACAGGTGCTTGCTGTTGTTTAATAGATTCTAACTCATTTTTATACTTATCAGCTTGTGACTGCCAGTATTGAAATCGAGTTTCATCATTATTAGACTGAACTGGTTGATTTTCTCCTACATCATTACTTACTTCAGGTTGTCCAGTCTCTACTGGAGCTGTTTCAGTATTTCCTTCGTTACCACTAGTAAAAGCACTCGAAACATCACTAGAGCCCTCTGGAGTACCAAACACAGCTTCTTCTAAAGAATTAAACTGTTGCTCATTACTACTTTCTTGAGGGGTGTCTGTCTGTATATTATCTTGTGTCATTATTTCTTTCTCCTTTTAGCTGCCTCTTTGCTACCACCAGAGGGTGAGCTTGTTTCTTTTGCAGAATCTCTTATCTGCGTTTTTATAGTAGCTAAGCTATCGTCAAGTCGTTTTTCATAAAGAGTACCTGCAGCTTTAGCTTTATTGCTAACCTGGTCAAGGTCTCCTTTAAACTTCTCAACTTCAACTTTCTTCTTAAGATTAACAGCTTCCCTATCTCTAGTTTGCATGTCACCTTTAAGTTTTTTATTCTCTTCCTGAGCTTGTTGTAATGCTTGTTGCAATTTAGCAATCATATCAGTTCTTTGCATTACACCTTCCATATCAAAAACTTCTGTTTTCTTGAGAACTTCTTCTCTATCAATAATACCTTTTTGGTATGCATCCATATAGAATTCTAGTTCAGCATATCTATTAGAAGGCAATGTTGAACCAGCTACAACTATAACGTCATACCTTCCTATAGTTATATCATTCATAACTTTTATTTCACCGCTCTTATCATCAACGAGCCTTTTATTTATTACATATTCAGACAAAGAATTATTAGGCTGAACGACTCTAAATATCTTTTGAGTTGTATATAACTGTTGCATTAAAGATATAGCAACTTGCCCAGCTCTTGTTAAAGCTGCTTCTATATCAGCTAATTTAGATTTCATTTTTCTTTGACCAAACTCATCTATAGATATAGTAGCCTTATATGTTTGAGGAGCAGCCTGCGAATTTCCCATCATCATTTCATATAAGCCAAGGGCATGGTCAATATCATTCTTAGCAGTTAATTCATTTTGATATAATTCATTTGGAAGAGGTGTTGGTTGAACTGGCATAGGAGCTCCATCAGTAGGGTCATATGCTATTGCTACACCTGGTTGTGACCATTTTTCTTCAAAGTCTTTCATGTCGACACTCCCTTCGGGAACTAATATCTTAGTATTAGTACTTGTCGTAGCATGAGCTATTATCAAAGAACGTGTTTTATTTATATATTCTTGTAATCCCTTAATCATCCTCACATCTGAAACAGGGTAAGGAGTTCTAGTATGAACATTCATAATAGGTATTATAGGATAATCCTCTAAAGGTAAAATTCTTGAGTATAAATGCTTATCTCCAATTATAATACATTGTTTAACCTTTTTAATTGTAACCTTTACAATGTCTATTTGGTTTTGTTCTATTAAATCTTTATAAGTTATTTGCTCTGCATTTACTTCTACTTCTGGTAATTCAGCACTTTCATCATAACCCATTTGTTGCATTTCTTGAGCTTGTTGCAACTGTTGATTTTGTTTCATCTCAACTAATTGTTGATATAGTTTTCCAGCTTGTTCTGCATCTGTAAGTATATTACCCTCTATAATCCAAGCTGGTCTTTCTGAATATGACTGAAAATCCTCTTCAGACAATAACTCTTCCTTACCTGAAAACTTTTCAAAAGTCCTATATTCCATTACATCAACTTTATAATATCTTTCGTAACCCCTTATATAGTCTTGATTATTTAATCTGCCTACATCTTCAGGGAACTGAACCTCTCCATCATCTTCTCTTCCAGTGTCAGGAGCATTCCAATCTATCCTACTTCCAGATTCGTCAGACGCATTATCTATTGCTTTTGAATACATAGGCCATACTTTTTTAGCCTGTTCTTTAGTAAACAACTTAGAAACTATTATATTTTCAGCATCATCAAAAAACCTATGTCGACTATTTGGGTCAACATATACATCTAATGGGTCTACATCATGAAAACATACTTCACCTTTACCCATATCCATCATAGGGTCTTGATATACATTAATATAACCAACCCCCATAACATAGTAATCATCAACTGCTTGACGAATAACTGTTCTTCCATCTGATATATCATACATATATGATAAAAGAGCACTCATTACTTGAGCTACCTTATTATCAGAGTCTTCTCTAGGAGCAGCTCTAAATGAAGGTCTATTAGCTGTTAACATCGATTTAGCTGATTCTACAGCTGGATGCACTCTATTTATAACAATAGGTGCTTGACCCCTTGCTTCAAGTGTTTGCCTTTGACTTTTAGACCATTGTTTACCTAATCTGAATTCTTTATCTTCTTTGGCTTGTTGTGCCCAGGTATCTCTTTTGCTAGAGTATTTATCGAAGAGGTCTAGTGTCTCGTCTATTATATTATTTTTAGATTTACCATCTTTTTTAGTATATGCCATATGCCTAATTTACCACTACATTGTCATCCAATCAAGACTTTTCTCTTTATTTCTCCAATCTTCATCAGATATTTTCTCTAATTCACTTCTTCTACAGGGTTTTGCCCCATCTAAAGCAGTCCAAATAGCATCCATTATATCATCATGCTTTCCTTTTGGATACGACAAGAACTCTTGCTGAGCTTTAATATCTTCTGGTCTAAAATAAAAAGTCCCTTTTGCGAACAATGGTACTAGTGATAACAACCTTTCTGATTTACTATTTCTAGGTTTTACACCAGATTCAAGACCTGGTATATATAAACTTTCTTCTCTCATTAATTCTCTTACTGCTGTTCTTAAAGCCTCCTGATAACCTACTGTTTCTACCTTAATTCTCCTTGGTTTAAACTTTTTATAGGTATCTATTATTAATTGAGGCTGCTGTGCTGGTGATATTCTATTTCTATATATATCTACTATATACTTGTTATTATTCGAATCAATCCCAATAGTAGTGATAACAAAATAGTCAGCCCTAGCAGACAAAGAGCTTGCAGGGTCAACCCCAGTATATAGCTCCACAGGTTTGATTTTTTCATTTTCTAATCCCTCATTCTTAATTAAACAATTTTGTCCATCAATTCTCTTATAATCATAATGATGCATTTTAATCCAATCAGGCTGAAATGGTGCATCATCAGGAGATTGGGCTATATTCATGTATTCTTGATAGAATCCATTAATATTCCCTACGGATGAAAATTCATCCTTTATGGCCAATATCCTGTCTCGTGGAAATCTTTCAGGCCAAATACTCTTTTCGTCATCATCCCAGATAGAAAACCATAAAACATTCCATGCAGCAGACTCTTTAGCCCAACATAAGAAACAATCCTCCGATATTACAGTGCCAATCATGGCAATCCTCCCTTCATCAGAAAGGGAAGGTATAACAGCTTCTGTCATCCATTTCCTGTTTTTAGCCCTAGCCTCTGGTGTATAAGCATTTAACTCTGATTCAAAGTCATCTACTATAATCAGGTTAGGTCTTGTATCACCTTCAATAAAACCCCTAACTCTTTGTCCTGTACCAACAGCTATCATACGAGTACCATTGGCAAGCACTATATCAGTATGAGTCCATCTCTTAGCAGTATTAGGTCCCATATCTCCAAATATCTGTTTAAATCTATCGCTATGTGTTAAGTGATACTTAATTCTTGACAAGAAATTAATAGACTGAGCCTGTGACTCTGATACTATAACTATAAATAGTTCATCTGTTGTTGATTTAAAAGCCGCTTTCCATAAAGGGAATATAAGGGTAGTAACTGTAGATTTAGCTGTACCCCTAGGAGCTGCTATAAGAACCCTGCGTTTGTCATCATCTGATAAATTTGCATACACTTCATTGTGAAATGGAGGTGTAGCCTTCTTAAGTGCAGTAGGAAAGCAGTGCTTTCCAAATAAAGCCATGTTATTACGTAACTTCTTAAGAGCTTGTAATTGCTCATATTTATCTTCGTAATCCATTAATAATATTTAATGTCTACTTTACCCTTAGATTTGTCTTTTTGACTAAGTTTATAACCTTTCTTCTTTTTCGCCATTATACTAATTCCTCGTCTGGGTTAGGTAATGACTCTTCTATAGCAGGAACTACTGTCCCAGGCCTATAATCAGAACCTTTCTTTTCATATTTAGCATTTATAGGCTTTGTAATTCTATCTTTTAAATATGATATATTTGCCAATGCTGCTTCTTTGTTTTTTATCTGCTCCAACTTATTCGCCATGATTTTATTTCCTGATTCAACAAAGGAAACAATACTCCGAACATTAGGCTCTGGTGGTCCCCCCATATTATAAATACTTTCCATTATCTGTTCTGTAAGCTCTTTGTTTTTATACTTCATTCTTCCTCCTTAGTAGTAGTTCTAGTTGCAATAAGCTTTTCTTCTTCTTCTCTAAGCTCATCTATTAATTTTACATTACTTGTAGCTTCTATCTGTTCTACAGTCTTAACAAGGTGTTTATCTTTCATACCATGCATATCTTGTAAGTTATCGACAGCTCTCATTAAATTAGTAACATCGCCCTTATCTTTGGCTTTTTTTATAGTTTCCTCTAAAAGCTCTAATGTATAAGCCTCTGTAAGGCCGTGCTCTTGAAGTAACTTCTGTAATTCATCTCTTACCATATCTTTGAATTTCTCCTTCTTCATTCTTCTCTTCCACATGACTTTAGTACTATCACTAGGATTATCTAGAACGTGATTGATTGTTTTATCATAGTCCATGGTTTGTGCATACACCATGGCTAAATTCTTCATTTTCTGCCCACCTGACAACACTTCCCAATGAGTTTTGCCAGATATTGTGTTATTGGCTTTCCTACCAGAAGCATTAAGCTTAACGGAGCTATAATTAGGATTATAAAAAGTATAACCATAGGGAAGACGAATATAAATGCTAGTGGGCTTATATATGGACTTGCTGATGACCTTAGCCACGTATTCATCATCGGATATGGCGTAATCTCCTTCGTCAGCTTTTCTCCACTCTTTGTATTCGATTTCTTTGTCATCTGCCTCTTCTTTCCTGTATATCTTATAAGCAGTAGGCTCTTTATCACCTTTATGGTGTATATCTATAGTGTACATTATATTTTAAAAGCGTCTGAACCCTGTTCTTTCAGAACATTACTTTGCAACAACTGGTCTTTTACAAGCTCTTTATATTTAGGGTCGTCTGCACTTCTCCATTCATCTATAAATAAGTCTAAATCTCCATCAAGTCTATTGTACTCAGATTCCATTATCTTCTTAGATATATTCTCATACATAACCTTGTCAGTATCAGTAAAATCACCAGTTCCGCCATAATCATATCGTTCATAACCAGGAACCATATCATTTCCGCCGTATTTAAGAAAATTACTACCTTGTGGGAGAAAAGTATTCTTTATCCAATCCAACTCTTCATCTGTAGCTCCTATATTAGCATTACCCCTTGCTATATTAGCCATCATTGAACCAGAACCTCCAGTTAATTGAACAGGGCCAAAAGCAGATGAACCGCTTCCCGATACCTTCGTTCTTATCCAGGGATTGTTATAAGCTCCTGTTTCTGCTTTGGCAAAGGCATTATAAAGGTTGTCAAAATTCATTAATACATCTGTTTTGAAGCAGTTGATGAAAGCCAAGGATTAGTATACGCACTCTTAGGATACTTATTCCTAGCTTTTAATAGATGTCTCTCTTGAGCAGTAGAACCCATAGAATCATACTTATAAGGCTCCTCTAAAGGTGTATCAGTCATCATATCTTGAATAATCTGCAAAAGACCTTTTCTTTTACTAGCATCCTGCATCTGCTTGCCAACTTTCTTCATATCTATGTTTCCCTCTTCATCTGGCTCTGCTCCCATAAAATAACCCATCAATCCAGTAAAAAGAGAACCCATATCTTCAGGATTATTATAGAATCCTCCGCTATACAAATCTTGGTTTACACCAAATTGATTAACATTTTCACTATCCGACTCTGTAGCTCTTCTTTTTTTTATATTACCTACTATATTCTTTCCAGGGTACCAACTCATATTAAAATCTCCAATCTAAGGTTAATAAGGGGTTCTTCTTATCTAGTTTAAACCCCATGTTTAAGTTTCTATTAGGCGAAAAGTTTATCTTATTCTTTAATACATCAGCTCTTACACTATCTGGTAGAAGTTTAGTTAAAGTAGGGTCTATAACTCTATCTAAGAAAGTTTTACCGAATATAGCACCAGGTATTAATGCTGGGTTATCACCCACTTGTGACAAAGTATTCTTTATACCTGCCCTGTTTTGTACCCCTTTATGGAGTAATTGTGCCCATACAGGACTTACATCCCTGTTAAAGGTCATTTCTTCCATATTTGCTGTGTTATCGCTATTATACGCCATATTATAGCTATAATTTAACACTAACAAACACATACTTCCAAATAGTTTATTATTTGAGGTACCTCTAATTACCCAACGTCCATGTAGAGATAGCTTATACCTATGTATTCTTTGTCTAAAAAGAAGACTACCGCTAATACTACCCATGGAGGTACCTCTAAGTACTACCTCTATATATATACCTCTGGTAGAAAATAACCCAAAAAATATATTTTCAAAGCCTTTTTTTATTTTTAGGCGTAAATCACTGAAAATCAACGATTTAGGTTGAGTTTTAAAAAAATTATAAAAATTTTGCGTGTGTGAGATATACACACAACCCTACCCGCCGTTTTCAACCGTGGTGGGGGGGCGTAATCGGTTGAAAACCTCTCATATGATGACCGCTTCGCTATCATATTCGAGCCCTTGCTATCATTGCTTTTTATTAATTAATAAGATAAAGGAAAAATCAATGAAACAAACTACTAAATTTACAAAATCACTTTTAACTACTCTATTTAATAAGATAAGTGATTTGAAAATTCTTGCAATATCAAAAGTATCACCAAAAGACGGCAAGCTCTATATAACTCTTCCATCAGTTGAGAGGTTACAATTGGGGGATACAACAGAGCCTACCGTCTTTTGGAATGATTCTTCTGATGTAATTGCACAACTAAAGCCTATTATTGGCGACGACTTGGTAATTGAACTATTGCCTCCAAGTCGTGAAGGTGAGGCTTTAGTTATTAAGGACAAATCAGATATGAAAGAATATTCAAAGAATGTAGCACTTGAATTTGTGGATTCTTTGAATAATCAATAATATCTGATTTATCTGTATTAAAGAGTGATTGAGTTGTTAGTATATAGCGACTCAATCACATCTTTTTTTTATATAAAGTAATACATACAGTTGTTTTGTATGTGTTTAAAAATTTATTAATTAATGTTAAACATAAAGGATAAAATATGACTTGCAGTAAATGTAAAACTGAGATTAAAGGTAATGTTTTACACACAAATTGTCCTTGTTGTTGGGGAGGTATACTCAAAGTCTGTGAAGATTGTTTTAACTTCATAGAATTTGGTGATAATCCATTGACAATGAAGGATATAACTGATTAAGAATCGGAGCTTGATAGAGCTTGGCAACAGAATCTATCAAGAAGTATTTTATTTTAAAGATTTATAAACAAAACGAAAGGTAGGATAATTAAATGGAAGATAATGATTTAAAAGAATATGCTCATCATGCAGATGATATAAGTTGTCAAGAAGAATATGATGAGTCTTCTAAGCGTAAAGAAAAATGCAAATTAAATGAAAAAGAAATTGTTTTGGATTATTACAGAACTAGGCTTGGTAATGCATTAATTTTAATTGATAAATTAGAAGATGAAATAACTGAATTACAAGGAGAAAGAAGAGGTAATTAAACAATAACAGAGAGAAAGTGAGGTTTCAACTGTAGAAATAACTATAATATACTAGAGGGATAGGGCGACAGTCTGATTCCCTCAAAGATTTGATGTATCAATCCGCTATAAATAAACTACTACCAATATGTAAGGAATTTGGGCT